TGGTGGTGTTTTAATTATAACATCATCAACCAAATCACCTCTTGGTACATCTAAAGGTCTTTCTCTAAGACGAGTTTCTCTATCTTCTATAAGAGCATCTCTCATCGGGTCATTACCTCGTGTAAATGGAGAGGCAGCTACTATATCAGTTCTATCGAATCTTTCTCTTACAACATCTAATGGATTACTTTGAATAATTGTTCGTGATGCCGCATCACCAATATCTCTATCGTATGCTGATGGGGTAATTCCTGGAGCAATTGGTCTTGGTTGTATCCTTGGTGCTGGAGCAGGGATGTTTCTAATCGGTATAGTAGTTGGAATTGGAGCAGGGGTTGATATAGGAGGCATTATTAAAGGTAGAGGAGAATTCATCTCTCTACTCTTTTCTGCCGCTCTTTGATTCTTTTGAGAAGAACCAAACCCACCGAAAAATAATCTATCAAATATTCCCATTAGTAATAATTCCTTGTAAATACTGCTCTATCTGTTCTATCGCCAGGTCTTGTGAATGGATTAACACTCTCATCCCCAACTTCTATAAACTCATCTTGAAAGCCTCCGCCTCCTCCACCACCTCCGGTGACTTGAAAGCCTCCACCTCCTCCACGAGATGGTGTAGGTCTTGGTGGGTCTATTCTTACAATTGGAGGTTTTGGTGGTGTAATTGCACCAGTACAAACTGCTCCTTTTGATATTCTTATACCAGGTGAAGGTGTTACTGAACCTTCTCTTGCACATATTGTAGTTGAATCACCAGGTGCTAACATTCTACTTGTTTTTCTATTACCAAGTGCATCCATATAAGTTACTGATACAGGCGGTGCCTCATCTGCATAATATGGATTAGGTCTATCTCCAAATGGTATTCTTCCTTGACCAAACATATCACCTACGCCAGAACCAGCACCATAGAATCCTCTTTTGAAATCATATGGGTTTGGTATAGGATTGTATCTTGGTTTGTGATTTTCATTAGTAACAACATATCTAAATGTTCTTTGTACTTGTGTTACTGGTTTAGGTACTTCTCTAACATCACCTACGAATTTAAACGAACCAACATCATGTTTAATTGAGAATGAATCGTATTCAACTCCTCTTTGGTTACCACCGATTTGACCATTCAGTTTCCACTTCATATTTGCGGTTGCAGACCATACATAATATTTTTTAGTTACACAATCAGGTTCATTTTTATATTTACAACTTCCATCATCTTGTGTAGCCTTTGGGTTGTAGTTTAATGCATTTGATTTAGTACATCCTTTAATTATAATTTCTTCTTCCACCTCTTTGTACCTACAACTTCCATCATTTTCTTTTGCTAATGGATTATAGTTTTCAGCACTTGGGTCATTACATCCTCGTACAACTCCTTCTATTGTATCAGGTACAGTTGAATTATATACTGAGTTGGATGTAGATGATTTTAATATTTGTTTAACCTTATCAAGTGTTACTTGTTGTTCTTTAGTTAGGATGTTATCTTTTTGTATATTTCTTTTTGGTAAATAAAATTCAATACAATTTAATAATGATTGTTGTGCATCACTCTGTATTTGTTTTAAAGATAACTCAACACAATCAATATCATTTTTTGATTTACCAAAGTTTATATTATTGATATCCCACTCTGCACCTCTAACATAGTATTTCATGGATTCAATGAACTTTGTTTTGATTCTATTTATAAAAACTTCAAAGCTTGAAATGTTAAATTCTTTTTTAATAAGATTTATATATTGAACACCATCTGATTCTTTTCCTTTTGAAAATAAAAAGTTATTAAGAATTTTTTCTAAATCTAAATTCTCTATATATGTGTTTACATAATAAATAATATCATCTCTAAAGTTTCTACCGTCTGTAAGGATTGAATATCTTTGTTCTAAATCTACATTTTGTCCTTTAGCTCTGTTAGGTAAAATTCTTATCTCAGTTCTTGATGGAGATATTTCATGTATCCATAAGTTATCACCATCACCACCTTCAGTACCAACTCTTCTGTTTAATAATGTTACTTGAGTTTTGAAAATACCATTGTTGTATCCTGCCTCTCTAATTAGTTTTTCAATATCAACAATAAATTCTGGTGTATCGTTTTTCTTTTTGGTATTAGGATTATCAGATAAGATAAAGTATTCATTTATGTTTGAATCATTTATACTGATATAACGAACCATCTTACCATCATCACCTTGAGGTAATTGGTTTTCACTTACATCATATAAGATAAATTCAATCATATCAGAGCACCCTAACCCAAAGTTAGATTTAGACATTTCTTTTTCAAATATCTTTCTATCTTCAAGTTCTACCTTGTAGCCTCTTCTATCGATTATATCTTTAAATCCTTGAATTGCCATTAGTTACTCTTACCTTTTTTTCTTCGTTTTCTATAAAACAATGCTTTTGCTGTTAATGTTTTATCACCTATTTTAATTGTTACTTCATCTTCAAATGTTTTCTTTCTACCTTTTGGTGACCTAACATTTCTTATTTTAGATGCAGTTATACCTCCAACTACACCAGGATTAGTACCACTTCTCTTTGGAATAGTTCCACTTGCTGGACTGAACCCAATCCATGGTGAACCATGTCCACCACTTTTAGCTTTAACTGTGATTGAATAACTTACTTCTTTTTCATTATCTAAGTTAAGTAATTCTAATTTATTTCCATTCTTAGTCCATCCTGCAGATTTTCTAAGTGATTGGAATCTGAAATCATAATCTTCGGTTGTTCTGTTTGTAACTTTGTAAGCAGAATCACCCGATTGTACTGCACCTTCAGCCGCCGCCATTGCATCTGCAGTACTTGCTTGTGCTTCTTCTTCTTGTTGTTCTATTCTATCTGCAAGTTTAACTTGTTCTACAAGTGTTGCTTTCTGTGCCTGTAAACCTCTTACTTGAGCAGTTAATGAAACTCTTTCAATACCTTCTTTTGTACCTTTGATAAGTGCTTGTTGGAAATCTTCTAATAGTTTAGCATATCTTTCATTTGCAACTTGTGTTTCATTTTCAGATGCCGCTCTTTGTAATTCAGCAGAATCTAATTGTACTCTTAGTGATTCTACTTCACCTATTAAAGCAGTTATCTCTGAATTTGCTTCATCTAATTGTTTTCTTAAATCTTCTACTTCATCTACTTTAGCATCGTAAAGAGCTTGTAAATCATTATATTTTTTTAAAAGAATATACGGACCCTTTTGGGGTTTTTTCTTTTTAATTAATTCATCAACCTCAACATCAACCGCTTTCTTAAGTTCTTCTTCGTTATAAGTTGGTTTTTCTAAGTATCCTGCAGTTTCTCCTCCAAATGATTCTTGTTCTTCATTAATCTTTTCAAACTCATCAGTATCTACCCAATCTGATTTATATTTTGGAGATATTTGTTTACCCTTAATTGGTTTTAATCCAAAGGGAATATCTCTTTTTGGTTTTTTAATAATAGAAGGAGGTATTGGTAACTTTTTTCTTTTAAGGTCAACAAACTTTTTAGCTTCTTCGTTTTTAAGATGAGATGGAATTGGTCTTTCATCTTTTTTACGCACAACAAGACCACCAGATTTATCTCGTGGTATAGCTTTTGAACCTTTACTAACAAGTTCGTTTAATCTAAATTTATCTTGTAATGCCATTTTATAATTCTACTGTGAAAGTTAAATCCTTATCTTCAAAGTATTCAACCACACCATTTCTATTTATTTTTATTTCAATATAATAATCTCTATTTATTTCCCAATTTTGTAAATTTAATTTAAAAAAGTGCCCATTTGCATCACAACTGACTTTAGTATAATCATCATGGAATGGTACTATCACCTCATCTGTTATAATATCTTTTATTTGATAGTAAACAGTTGAGGGTAAATACTTTACATCATTGTAAGAATATGTATTGGTGTAAGTTTTAAGAGGATATTTCTCTCTTGCAAAAACTCTGATTGTAGGTTTACTTCCTCTCTTATATCTGGTTTTTAATCTTTTGAATGTTACATGAATATCATCAGCGGTAAGTTCAGTTAATGAACCAGTATTGTAAGTAGAATCATCCCAACCAATTCTTAACTTAGGTTGGTAAATAGTATTTGTTTCTTTTGAAAAGAATTTTAATTGACCATAATCTTCAGTATCATTTTCTAAAGATGAATCGTGTTTTAATATAAATCCATTGTTTGGTAAATCACCATCAATCCATGATGATACAGATTCGGATACATCCATTACTATATCACTTGATTCATATGAGAATGATTGTGTAGCAAATGAGCCAGTAAACCACATTCCCCCCTTACCATTAAATGAGCCAGAACTTTCTAAAGATGCAGAACCAACTAACCAATCAGTAGATGAATTTCTTTTATTCCAACTACAACCATCAGTTGATATATCATCAAACCTTGTTCCGATTCCCATATCCCAAGATTCGGATACAGGATATGCATAGATAGAATAGTTAACAGGTATTTCAATTGATTCACATTCTCTAATTACTAACTCGGCAGATGAAGCGGTTATATCTCCACTTGCAACTGATTGTGATACAGAATTTATATCGAATTGTATAAGAGAACGAGAAATATCTTTTAAACTACCATAATAAGTTTTTGATATTTCTAATATCTCATCAAAACCAGTATTCTGAGTTGGTTGTTGTAAGTATATTGATGCATCTTTTGATGCTGTTACGAAGTAATACATTAGATAACCCTCCCTCTTATATCTTTGTTAGGAAACTTAACTTCAAATACAGATGGGTCTAAAGATGGATAAACCATTTTACCCTTTGTTGCATCTGATATGTTGTATGAATGTGATGAATAGTTTCCTAAACATTTGTTAGTAATTTCACACTTAGGTACTGACTGTACTCCCTCAACTCCTGCAATCAATAATTCTATTTCGGAAATATTGATAGCCATATTGAATGTCCAATTATCTATATTAAAATATTTTGATAATTCGTTTTGTACTTTTGTTAAAACTTCTCTTTTGTTATATCCACCATATACTCTAATCTCAAAGTCAACACCAATGTTTATAATGAATCCATCTAAAAGATTCACACCATCAGTTAACAATCTATATTCACTAATATATGTTTTTAAGTTTTCTTTAACCGCTCTGTTTAATGTAGATAAATTTTTATTTGAATCATCTCCTAATATATAAAGGTTAATCGCAAATGGATTATTCTTTTCAGTTGAATTTCCTTTTTTAGCACCTAAGAATTTTACAAGTTCATCTTTAATTTCTTGTTCTGATAATTTTTTGTCGTTTAGTCCTTGAACTAATCCTGCAAATTCTTCTAATGAATCAGGATTATTTAGTATTGAACTTGGAGAGTTATTATCTAATTCCCCATCAGGTGCACAAAATGCTTTTGCAATACCACCAAACTTTGGAGGTAAAGCAAGTGCTCTAACTTGATAATCTTTTCTTGTTACTGCTCTATTCTGTGAACCAAAGTTTGCTAATGCATTTTCTCGTATCTCATCAATAGTTTCAGGACCTCTACCACCAGTTGCTGGTTCTTCGTTATCACACGCTACTGAAGCTTTTGATTGATTGTACAATGTAGTTTCTGATTCGGTGAATACTTTTCTATCTTCATCAAATGAAATAGTTTCAATATTATTTAATTGACCAGTTCCCACATTTGCAGAAACACCACCACCTACTAAGTAAGAAATTGTAAACTCACCTGTTGGTGCTTGTCCATATGTTTTACTTTTTAAGAAGTTTGATGGGTCAAATGAAGAACCCAATCTATCAATAGATGAGTTTAATCCTAATCCTACATTTTTAAAATTAGGAATAAGTGTTTCATCATTTGCAGCAGAACCTCCACCAAATACAAGTGAAGTAGTATTATCTTCATTTATTTTTGTAGTAAATCTACGAGATGTTTTTATTACCTTTAAAATGTTTGGTACTGAATCTTTGAATTGTGCTAAATCTTTATCATTTTGTTCAGAGTTAGGGTAATCAACATAAACCATTTCTTGTGCTAAGTAAGGAACTTTGTACCACTTGTTTCCATTTGAATCTCTTACATCGTAAATATCAATTACATTATCATCACCCAAATCTACTTTTGAAAATTGTTTAGCAGTAGTTCCAAAATCAAATGTGATACTTCTAAGTTCAGCAGAAATAGCATTTACATATTTTTTTACAAGATATGTTGTAGGAGTTCCACTATCACTTCTATATATTGTTATCTCTCTATCATCTTCAACTGCAAAATCTAATAGTTCAGTTGTTCTAAACAAAGATTGTGCATCATTTGATTTGATAACCATTCCTTCTTTGATTCTTAAGTAGTAATCTTCATCTGGTCTAACATCTACACCAGTACCGGTTGCTGGTACAGTTTGGTAAACTGCTAATTTAGCAATTGCTGGTGATGTTACTTTTGATTTGTATCCAAGATATTCTGCCAATGCGATAACATTCTCTTTATCTTCAGCATATAACATCATTGATTCTTTTAAAGTATCATCAGTATAATATGAAAGAACATCTCCTACATAAGATGCCATTTCAATAAACATCATACCTGGTGATGCTTCATTAAAATCAGAATATGTTTGTGGGAAATAGGTTTTAGCATACTCAATTAGGTTTTCTCTGAATTTAGAGAAATCCTTATTAAGATATTTTATATCTCTATTAGAATTTGTTTTCTTTGTTATACTATTTAAAGCCATCTTTTATTATTCCCCTACTGTAAATGTTATTTCTTGAGTTTCTGGTTGTCCAGCTACTGAGAATTGAATAGACATTTCAGCTTTATTCATATCCTTCATATCATCTGTCATTGTTACTTCAATTTCATCAATATCAATGTATGGTAACCAAAAGTTTACACTATCAGTAACTACACTTTCTAACTTCGATTCTAAATCATCAGTAAGTTGTTCAAATAACAACTCATGAAGACCAGTACCAAAGTTTGGCTGAAATATTCTTTCTCCCTTTCGAGTAAGTAGTAAATTTTTTAAATTACTTTTTGCCTGCTCAAATGAAGTGAATGCTTGATTAAAGTATCCATTACCACCTCTCTGTACAGGTAAAGTAATTCCATACGCCGAGTTACTAAACTCTTCAGTATCTTTTACTAACTTCTTGTTAAGAATATAAGCCACTAACTACTCCTTATCTTTTGAACTTTTTTACAAGTTCAGAATTATCTCTATTTAATATTTTATCAAGACCTGGTAAACCTGTTTTTACTCCCAAACCTTGTTTACTTGGCCCTCTTGATACATCACCATATCCCATCTTAGATGCCATTTGAGCTCTCATACCTCCGATTCCTGCTCCTGCTCCTTGTGATGTAAATGTAACTGTCTTATCCATACTTTCTTGAATAGGTTCTTGTTGTGGTAAATTATCTAAAACAGATTTTCTACCTGCTGGTCCACCTTGTCTTTGTGCCTTAGTGAACGGCTTTGTTTGATTTAAAACCTCATTCAATACTGGATTCTTGGTGAATTGTTTTTGTGGTGCTCGTCTTTGTTCTTGTAAAGCCAATTCTGCTTGTTCGAATGGGTCTATTACATCCTCCTCAGTTACCTGCGGAGAGGGAACGCTGACTACACCTCCTTTCACCTCTGCTAATCGTTTCTTAACTTCTTCATCTAAAATCTTTGGGAATGTTTTAGACAAAAAATGTTCTTGTCGTTTGGCAACCTCGGCCTCAACAAGTGTCTTTATTACTTTAATTAATTGTTTGTTATTCATCATTGAAATCTATTGTTCTTAATATAAATATATCTTTATCATTT